GTTTTTGATATTCATCTATATGTTTTTGTATATTAGCTGTAAGGGCTATCGCCATTTTTATGAGCTCCTTTCAAGAAGTCATTCTGGTCTCTACCCTTTCTACGCCGTGCTGATTTTCGCCTCCCCCTTGTTGCAGAGGAGTCACTAACCATACTTTCTCTTTCTAATACTATATCAAAAGAGATATATTTAAAGATAATTGGGTCATCTGTTTCAAATTTAAACCGAAGAATTGGGGAAAGAATTTGTGTTTTAAATTCCCTTTGTAGTTCTGTTGTTGTCCATTTGTGTGTTAATTGTACATCATTGATGTAAATATATCCACGACCGTCATTTTGTTCAGACTGAATATCAATATACGTTCTATAAGCATTAAGGTTATGAGTGTCTCTCATTTCCTTAGATTGAATAAGTTGATGAATAGAATAACCATTGTCTGTTGTATATTTAAAATCAAATTCGTAAATAGCACCATGAGCATCATCAGTATTCATAGCTAATAATACATGGTATTGATTTTCACAAATTGATGTAACATTATAAGGGAAAATCCATTTAGTATAACCACCAGTCCAATAATGGTATACAAACATTTCTCTACCACATGCACCGCTTACTACCATTTGTTTTGTTCTTCGCAAGTCGGAAATAAATGGTTTAGTAACATTTTCTTTAAGTTCTGGATTGATATTATCACCAATATCCATCACATTGAAGTTGGCATATACTTGAGAACTTTTAACAGATTTTAAACCACGAGTAGAAACGAATACAATATCAGAGTTAATATTATCACAAGCGTGTCTACTTACAACATCGGAATTATTAGCAAGTAGAGTAATAGACCATTCTTCTGGTTCATTTTGAACGTCATATATATAGCCATTGCTTTTAAATACCAATACATCAGAAGCTAATTCAGCTACAGCAATAATGTCTCCACCATCACCATAACCAACATTAACATCTTTACGTGCTGAAGCATCATTACTATTTTCATTCCAGCTGGCTACGTCACCAATAGCGGAATAAATTAACAAATCAGAACCTGTTTTAGCGACAACTACACGAGATGAACGTGTAAAGACAATATCACAATTAGGACTACCTTCAATTACTTTAAGTGTTTGGTAATTGTATTCTTGTAATTTAGAGCCACTTGCGATTAGCAAAGAGCCTTTCCATTTACAACAAGAAGGGCGTTCCGCATCCCCATTAATTTTACCAATTAATATAGGTTGTTTGCCGAATTCATATCTGTACACCTCTTTGTTTTTAAGAAATACGAAGAAATCATTCATTTCGTAATCATTGTATACATGCGTAACAGGAGAATTAAAAGAAGCAAGAGGGGTACTTAAACCCCTCCGTGTTCTTAATTTACTACCTACTACATCAAATTCCATATTTTCTAAGCGAACAACTTCATTATCTTTGATAAATTCAGGAGACTTGGCAATGTTCATACCACCAGTCAAATCATCTAATTTGACGGTAACAATTTTTTTAGTTTTACCACGTTTTTGAGCCATTAATATATACCTATTTGTTTTATTTCTTCTTCAGTGATAGGAGAGCCATCATGATGGATAGCAATACCAATCATATAATTATGTCGTTGTTTATTCTGTTTAATCTTGTCTAAAATAGTAGTGTCAGTACTATAAACCCCGTCTTCAGTTGAAACAATGCATTGAGGATTTAATCTACCAGCTGTATCAGAATAATGGAATACTAAGCTGTTGTCTTCTAATTCTAACACGGCAGCGTTATATCCTTGAAGTAAAGGTATTGTCTGTGATGCTAGAGATTTGATAAGTTTAACTGGTATATATTCAAAATCGCCATCATCTTTTAGTAAGATTAACATCGCATTAATAGAACTGTAAACACCTAGATTATTGAGTGTATTAAAAATTTCTGGACGAGATTGATATACGTCTATTTCAACACTCACACCTTTTAAGTTAGTTAAACTTGACATATAGTCTTCGACGTTTACATGTTGTTTGAAATTTGTGTCATCGACATGTTCGTCTAATGGAGTTTGCATCAACAAGTACATATTGTTAGGTTGTACCATTGGCATATCTTTAATTGGCATTGTTAATGTATGTTCTTGTCCTTTTGTTGTATATTTAATAACCACATTACCGTCTGTATGTTCAGTTGCCTGTGGCGTAATACTAGCACTCAAGACTGTATATGGCACATGACCAAATTCTTGATTATTAACCATAACACTAAACATTCGTTGCTGTGTATTATAGTCAATTCTATCTTTATATGGACCATCTGCAATTTGCACGTTGTTAATATCATACAAAGAATATACATTTACTTGATTCGCTTTAATATCTTCATGTGTTTCACTAATATTACCAACAGGTTGTAGTGTATTCTGATTGTTTTTGATAAATATATTACCAATATCTAAGTTATCTAAATAGTCTTGTGGTACACCAGCTGAAATAGAATTAATTTCATTTACAAAAGTAGAAAATCTGCCTTTTGAGTTTACGCCTTTAGCACGAATTGCATCAGCAATCGCTTTTTTTGTTTTATTGAGTTCTTCAACACTTACAATTACACTTTGAATATCCATAAAACCTCCTATTGGTTTAATTTATCAAGAGCTGTTTTAAGGGCTGTTAAGTCTGCTTCGTATCTAGCCTTAGAAATAAATGTATTATCTGTTTCTTTTTTTGTATATAATGTTTTAGAAGCATTATCAAAATCTTTAGTTGTTAAAATAGAACGAGATGCTGCCCCATCCCACCATGTAATACGTGACGCTGATAAAGCCATTGGTTTATCTTTATTGCCAACTTCTACGCCATTACCGTTATTAAGTTTAATCAAACTCCATTCAACACCAGATGTATCTTTACCAGTTAGTGGAACATTATTATCTAATGGTGGAATACTTGGCGGTGTGTAGTTAATATTGTTGAAATACTTAGTATTGGCACTGTGTTTGTATACTTCAACTTTACCATTGTTATTAGCTGTGAAATATACTTCACCATTAGCAATAGCAAAATCTTCAACCTCAAGTGCCGATGTGACTTCTGTATTAGTAACACTACCATCTAAACTTTCAATAATGTAGCCACCAACAGAGAATACAACACTCTTGCCATTATACAACGCCCCATTTGTATCTTGGTTAGTAGAGATAATAGGAACAGTTACGGTGTTTTCTAACACTCTACTTTCATTATAGTATTGAATAGTACGTTGTTTTGTAGTACCAGTATACAAGATAGAAATAAACTTGTTAGCTGTTTTGTCGTAAGCTAGATTAAACACCTTATTAGGGAAGTTTACAGTGTTTTCAATCGCCATATCGGTAGTCATAACGGCTACTTGATTAGGGTTTACAGCCCCATTAGCTACATAGATTTTACCTTTGTAAGCACATAATGTATTACAATGACCTAATCTATTCTTATCTGTAAATGTTTGCTTGGACATTAAAGTAGAGAAGTCAGAATTGTATTTATAGAACACTTGTTTGGTATTATCGTTATTCACACAAGCAATATAGAAAGCATTAGCTTCTTCACTATATGTAAAACCTTGACATTGATTTACACCACTATCCAAAGGAATTTCTAATACCTTAACAATGTTATCTGCACTCTTGAATAATGTTGGTGCAGAGCCTTTAAGACTTTTAATGAAGTCAGCTTCTGTTCCTGTATTACCAAGTTCTAACCAAGACTGATAAGCACTTTTACCAACATCGCCTTTAGGACCTTTAATATTACCTAATTTAACTCTTGGCATTACTGACCTCCTTCCCAGAAACCAACAATATCTAAAATATATCGCTTGTTAGCACCTGCTACGCCCCAACCTTTGATATTACGTTGGTTAGGCTCTACGTAAACACTATTGTTATTGGCATCAACAGATACTTCAAGTAATCGTTTAGGAACAGGGGAATTATTAGGTAATGCACATAATACTCCACCATTACCAGAACCATTACCAGTTACTTTCATATCTAAGTGTAATTTACCAAAGCCAGTAGCAGGATTAAATTCAAGATATCCTCTACCATTGCCTGGTGCCCCTGCTTGTGCAACACCCCACGTAACATCATACATTTTAGTTAAGTTAGTATTTACAGCATTAGGTGCTACTGCATTACTAGGAGCAAGGTTAGAATAAGCAATGTCTACAAACAAATCACCATTTTCAGCAAGTGTAAATGTTAATTCTGGTTGTGTACCATTATCACCTTTGTCACCTTTAGGACCAGCTGGACCTATTTCACCTTTTGGTCCTCGTTCGCCAGCCTCACCTTTGGGTCCGATGTTACCTTGTGGTCCTTGTGGACCTACATTGCCTTGTAAACCTTGTGGACCATCTACACCTCTAGGACCTTGTGGTCCTGTTGGACCTATTGGACCCTGTGGACCAATATCACCTTTATCACCTTTAACGCCAGACATTGTGATGAGGTATTCCATTACATTGCCATTTTTAACGAATACTTTACCATTATCGGCATCATTAGAGCGAACCATAACTAAGCTGTATTCAGAGAACGTAGAGGCGTTGTTATGTACAGATGCTACAGATGGTTGGATAGAGCTAATTTTAAAAGGTTCCCCTCGTTCACCTCTTGGACCTTGTAAACCAGTAGGACCGATTGGACCAATAGGACCTCTTTCCCCTTGAATACCACGAGGACCTTGAGGACCAGCTTCGCCACGTACACCTTGAATACCTTGTAAACCTTGTGGACCTGCGGGTCCTGCATTACCTTGTTCACCTTTAGGACCAATAGGACCACGCTCACCTGCATCACCTTTTAGACCATCTACACCTCTAGGACCTTGAGGACCCATAGGACCGACATTACCATCTGCCCCTTTAGGACCTGTTTGACCGTCGTTACCTTTAGGACCAGTAGGACCTTGAGGACCTACTTCACCAGGTTCACCCTTATCACCCTTAGGACCTTTTAGTTTCTCTAATTGTGCAGGAGTGAAATCTTCAAACTTAAAATCTTTACCATTTTTGCCATCTTTCCCATCACGATTATGGTTAATCGTAATATTAGGAGTAGAGGCTTGTATAATTTTAATAATTTTATCAGCCATATATACCTCCTAGTGGAAAGAAATGCCTGGGCTTACAATAAACTTACCTTGGACGATACGCTCTTTTCGTCCATTTGTATTAGTTTGCTGAATATCATAATAGTAAGAGTTTGTTTCTCCATAATACTCACCATCAGTATCAATGTTACCAGTTACATCTGAAGAAAAGTGAATATTTAATACACCTTTTGTGGCATCACTAATTACGCATTCTGCTTCTGCAACAACTTCTTGGCTCTCTGCTGTTTCTCTAACCTTACAAGCAAATTTATACCCAGTAATATCAATTGGTATATTCTTGCTATCACTGATAATCATTTGTAAAGAATAGTCGTCACCCTGATTAACAGTAATGTCATATACTGGTACAGTAGATTTAAACTTTGCCATTATTCAGCTCCTTTTCTTTCTTCGTAAGTACCTTGTGCTGTATTATATTTAGAGTTAATTAATTTATTAGCAACTTGTGTCATAGGACCACCACCTGCCGCCATTGTAGCAAGTGTTTCATAATGGTCCCATCTAGCATCAAAAAATACTAAGTAAATTGTCACACCAATAAATAGTAATACAAACAAGATAGAAATTGTACGAGTGAGGGATAAACCACCATTCTCATACATTAACATTTCAAGAATACGCTTCAAGATTTTATCACCTCTTTGGTTTCCTTGATAAATTTACGCAACTCTTTAAACCACTTAAAGGCTTCTGCGTCTAATTCATTTAATTTTTCAATAATAGATACAATTTCACACAACATCGGTGCTAACATAAATAGCATTGATAATAGTGCATCTATTCTAAAGCCCATAACAGG